GTCTAATCTTTCAGTACCAGGGATAAGGAATTCTTTCTTAATCTTAACTTTTGCGCTCAAATCCAAACGTCTATCGAACGCTTCGGGACAAGTCAATGATGGAGTCAAATAATGGGATTCATTGGATGTTAAAATAATAGCTCGCGAAGTGAAACGTGTACGAGCTTTATCTTCTAAATGAGCCATATGCAAGGGCCATGGAGCTATATTTCTACAGCGCACAATTTCCATGAACTCGGGATTTGGGGAACCTTGCACATCTTTCATTTGTCCAAAATCATCATAAACACAGACCATTTGACCGTGGTAACCATCCCAAAATTCTTGTTCTACATTTCTAAAATAAGTTTCGTCCATAGTTTCACTAGCTAGTCCTTCTTGGGCACAAATATCTTGTGCCAATAGATAAACTAAGCCAGATTTACCTACACCAGATGATCCAAATAAATGGATAATAACTGGTTCAGTACGGGGTTCGGATTTTCTGACACCCTGAGCTATAGCACGATCATATATTTTCTGCATCAACATCCAATACTTAAGGAATGGTTCTTTATCTGGGGGGGAGAGTTTCAACATATCAATTTGGCGTAAAAACATCAAACCTTTATTATAAACTCTTTCTACGTCTCTAATGGTCTTATAATCAGTAGGAATGGAATCCTGTTTACTTAATGGAGTTAAACGCTCAACATCAAGAAACCAGAGTCTAATATCGGTCAACATACTTTCCAAATCAGTCATTTCGGGAGGTACACCAAAGAGAAATTGGTACACAGTTTTATATACTCTATTAAAAATTGGAGAGAAACACTCGGATAATACACGATACCCTTGTGTTGCTCTACCAACATCACCTAAACTCTTAAGAACAGTCGTTATCATAGATTTGCAAGGTAGCTTATTAGCACCTAACAAACCACAAATACATGTTATAAGCATAGTCAAAGCCTTAGTATTAATAGGGGTAGCAATCTGAGCTTTGAACTTGGAACCAAACAAACATGAACAATGTTCATTAATCCATGTCCAAGCTGCAGAGGCAATTTTCATAGGGACATTCCAAGTTAAAAGCAAGTCAATGAAAGTTATAGAAATAGAGGTCATATCATCTAGATTACGAAGAATAAGGAAAAG